AAGAATGAAGACCCGACTTTAATAACAACAGCCGCGTTCAACAGACTCAACGAGCGTAAAGACAGACTCTTCTCCGAAGCACAACAGATGGAGAAAGAGTTGGTCGCTTTAGAGAAAATCAACGCTTGTGTCTCTTCCAATAGTGGACACTCATGGGCTGTATCATCAGTCAAATGGGCGCATTACCCTGTCTCGATGGAGTCTGCAATGCTGCATTGTATCAAATGTAGTGTTTGGTTCCGCGCGGATGTAAAATTGCATGGTCAACCAAACGTGTTCATCCCTGTAAACATTGTAGCAGGTAAGAAAGATAAAGATATTACTGTCGCGTCTTTCCTCAAAGGAGGCGAAGAAGAATGAGTTTCTATGTACTACATGAGAACCCTGTACAAAGTGCGAACAAGATGTGTTGGCTCGATTGTGAGTCTGCGGCACTTGACGGTGCGCGCATCATTGTCTCTGCTATTGAGAAAGAAGGTTGGGATATTGACGACTTACCGTTTGAACCATTACACGGTCATCCGCTTATTCGATGGGTCATTGTATCCAAAGAGAATGCACGATGGCTGTACAGAAACACACGCGCTGCTACTATCAAGTGGGGGAAGGAACATAAGATGAAAGGATACGGTGAACTCATGAAGAAGTTGAATAAGATAGCCTCTGTCATTGACGAACGTATTGAAGGTGTCCCTGAAGCGCAGACTACTTTGTTTGGTAACTTCTACTTAGGTGATGGATTGATTGACACAATACACTCTGTTGAATCGAACCTCGCTTACTATGAACGAACACGAAGACACTTAGCATGGGCTGACGACAACCCATCTCTATACGGAGGTGAAGAAGAATGAGTTGCGCGCATTGTGGTGATGATGACTGTACTAACTGTTCTTGTGATGATGGCACTTGGAATAGAGTGTATAGATACAAACCAATAATCGAATCATGGGAGCAAGCAATCTTGCCAGCGGTACGAAACAATATGGACTTAACTGAATTTGTTGGTAAGTTAAATAGCGGAGAGATTGAACCTAAAGAAACTGAAATCCATGTTACTTGCGACTATTACGCGGTTGAAGTATGCGAAGGATGTGGTAAGGAACAGGAGATTGTTAGACAAGGTGAACATTTTCAAGATGATTTAGATATACTCTTGATAACATTAGGTAATCTTATGCATAAACTTGACCCACTTGAAGAGAGGTTGATTGAATGATAAGCATTGGATACATACGATTTACAGACAAATGGGGAGCAAAGATTGCCCTCAACAAAGTACCATTCAATCTCAAAGATGAGATGAAGGCGGCGTTACCATTCCCGAAGATGGGATGGGATGGCGAACGAGGTATGTGGGCTATTCAAGACCGCGCCGATGTAATTGAAGCGGCTCTTGCTTTCCTTGCTGACAACGACATAACAGTTGATGGTTTAGAGTTTGACGAGTCTCTCATTGACATACCGTCGAACGCGTCTGCTACATTCTCACCACCTGATAAGTTGATTCTCAACTGGGATTTCCAACCGAATTGGAAGGACATCAATGCGGCTATGAAAGGCGCGGCGGCAGGTAATGCACGATGGCAGAACAATACGAAGTCATGGATGATTCCTATCGCTACTGCAATGGCTGTTGCTAAAGCAGTACAACCTCACTTTGAACCATTGTCTGATGCTATTGAAGCGAACGAAGAAGTACAGAAGGCACACGGAGAAACACTACAACGTGTAGAACTGTCAAGCGCGGTCGAGACTGAAATCGAACTGCCTGATGAAGCACCGTTCTTTAGTATGAGGCCGTACCAACAAATCGCACCTATCATGTACATGACTGGTGGACGCAAACGTATTCTCATCGCTGATGAGATGGGTCTTGGTAAGACATTACAGGCTCTCGCTTGCGTCGAATTAGCACAGCATAAACGTGTCCTCATTGTCTGCCCTGCAATTGTTAAACACAACTGGGCGAATGAGATTGATAAGTGGTTAAACAACACTACTGCTTCTTGTTCAACCTACATCATCAATGGTTGGAAAGGTATAATCAGCGTGGCTAAATTCAATATCATCAACTACGATATTCTACATCACCGCAAGGAACAATTGATAGAACAACAATACGACTGTATCATCTTCGATGAAGTACATCGTGTAAAGGACACAAAGACGAACACAACAAAGGCGGCACTTGAGATAGTCAAGTCAGTCAAAGATGGTATCATCGCATTGTCAGGAACCCCTGTAACAAACAGACCTATGGAGTTCTACCCTATTCTCAGCATGATGTTACCTGCTACGTTCAGTAACTTCTTTGAGTTTGCGCGTAAGTATTGTGATGCTAAGAAGAACTACTTCGGTTGGGATTACAGCGGTGCATCAAACATTACCGATAGCGCGGACGTATCCATCACACCACTCAATCACATCTTGCGTGATTTCATGTTGCGTCGTTCTATGGATGACCCAAGAATAGCAGGTGAAATGCCATCGTTGGTTGAGACTATTGTCTCCTTCGACCTTGATGATGTGAACAAGAGCAGATACAAACAATCACACAACTCATGGATGGGTGAGTGGGTTACACAACAACAACAGTTTGGTTCAACAGACGCGGGTTTCGCTCTCAACATGATGACAGGTCTTCGACACGAAGCAGGGTTGGCGAAAGTCGAGCAAGCAGTTAAGTGGGCAACTACTTACATAGATAACAATAACAGGCCGCTTGTCATTTTTGCGCACCACAGAGATGTTATCGAAGGCATTGAATGGAGGTTGCGTGAAGCGACGAACGACAATTGTGTTGTGCGCGTCATCACAGGTGTAACACCAAACGATGAACGTCAAATCATTATTGATGAGTTCCAAGCAGGAGGCTCTGAGTTCCTCATCTGTTCCACTAACGCTATGCGAGAAGGTGTGAACTTAGACAAAGCAAACACGACACTCTTCGTTGAACGTGAATGGGTTCCTGCATGGGAACAACAGGCAGCAGCAAGAGTACGTCGTATGACACAAACAGAATCCACTTGTCATAAGGTGGTACTATCAGCAAACGATACAATCGACGTACTGTTCGACCAAGTTGTTGCTGACAAAGCCTTCATCGTTAACGCAATACTTGACGGTGGAGATACAGATGCGCGGGACAAGATTGGTCAAGCGATACTAAAGAAACTGAAAGAAGGAAAGGGGAGTTTAATATGAGACTAACAGCACAAATATGCCAAAAGAAAAACTGTAACAATATGATACGCGCAGGATTTAGACTGTGTGGTAAGAAAGATTGTGGTAAGAAACAGGAGGAAGAGGAATGACTGATGACTACATTGTAACCATGCCTGACGGTAATCAAATACCAATCACACAACTCAATGATAAGGTATTGGTGAAACACGCTCAACGTGTTGTAAGAGGAATGAAGCGCAAGATGGTGATGCTACTTCACTATCAACGAGAAGTAAAAAGACGCGGGTTAGAACATCCTCGTAGTATAAACCAACTTGACGGTTTCAGCATAGTACATTATGCAATGGTGAAGGCTGTCAAAGTATTCAATGGAGGTGAAGAGGAATGATACCTGCTCAAGAACCTCTTGACGTCATCATCCTTCCATACAAAGGCTGTCCGTGTGGCAAACACCCTGACACGTTCGTTGATATGCTCATCTATCGAACTGTGCCTTACGGTATCTTCCATAAGATTGAGATTAACTGTGATATTACTGACACAACATACGATGTGGCACTCGCTTGTTTTCCGCAAGAGTAAATAGGTTGCGCCTCTTGGGGGTGAATAATGCCTGACTATAATCTTAGCACGACTCATTTTGGAGAGGATGGCTTCATCGAACATCCAACCGTTGGCGGTGTGGAAGTTACAGAAGCATCCATGACAGACCCGCAAGGTAGAACACATTCCATCGAAGGCTTTGACTACGCGTCTCACCTTCTCGGTGATACAATCATTTGTAGTTGCGGAGAAGAGATAGACCCACATCAGATAGCGTTGTACACAAAGAAGAGAGAGTTCATCATTGTACCTGCGCGCTGTTGTAAGAAGTTTAGATGGTATGAAGGTGAAGACATATGATTGAAGATAACTGGGAACCCGCAGAAGAAGACGTCGACTGGACGAGAAGTCAGTTGGAGAGAATGAGTATCGGTGATACATGGGGTGTCGCTGACGCTGTACTCATCAAAGAAAACGACAACACACTAAGAGTATCGAAAGCAAGCCCCGCTTCTTTCCTTCCACTCCAACGAATCAAGAAGGTGTTGGAGTCGTTCGATGCTGTACTCATCACCGAAGATGCTGAACTCATACACGACCCTGAGAAGGCCGCGCAAGATGCGGCTAAAGAATGGACGTGTCCTGATACTGAAATTCCAATTGTCAATTTCGATTTAGAAAACGCAGAGTGGACACACCTTGACCAAGACAACGGGTGGCGCGTCATCGTCTATCATAGAAAAGAAGATGTCAAGGATGAGGGAGTCGCACTAAGTCCTATGGATTATCACCTCGTTGCAGGAGACGAATTGTTCTTCTCATGGAAAGGAATGCGTGTACTTGAACGAGAAGAAATCATTGCTCTTGCTGACAGCGGAGCGTTCGATGAACCTCTAAACCGAGAGTCTCTCTTCATCATGGGTACATTCCATGACGGTGAAACCATACCTCCACACTTGCGCGGTCTCATATTTGTTAAGACGAACCGAGATGAAGAAGAATGAGGTTTGAAGATTTAGCCAACGCTGTGCTTGCCGCGCAGACTGAGCCGAATCAACAGAAGCAAATTCTATCAGAACTCTTTACACGAAACAAAGAGAGTGCGCATGACATCGTTACTATCTGCTGTTCCAACCCGCGCCTATCTATCAAGCCGCATCACATCGTCAAGATGTTAGCGCAGTCCTACGGTTTGTTCCCTGAAGAATACGAATCACTCATGGACGAACACGAAATGCCTTCACTTCTTGCGAGTGAATCTCCTAATGAAATAGAGACATCGTTATCCTTGCGTGAGGTTATCGAGATTAAAGATATGATTTTCAAAGGAGAGATGAATGCTGATATTGTATTCCAATCCATGAGCCGAATCAGCGCAATGCTGTTTTGGGGTTTCTGCTTTGGAAGAACCTCACTCAATTACAGAAGAGTCATGCGTGCGATAGCACACGTTACACCATACGAAACGAATCATCTGCAAACCATGAGAACAATCATGCCTTCAGGTGATGTCATACAGCGCGCGCTCAACAACACCTTACCATCGGAATATAATATTGAGCCGACATATCCATTCAAAGCACCAACCTATTCACGTTGGAATAGATGGTCAATCCCTTTCACGAACACACACTATGAAGTCGTGTGTGGTAAAAATTACTTTGTTCATAGAAGGGCGGGAAGGCTATTTTCATTTGACCGTCATGCTGTACGAATCGTGCGCGCACCTTTGATTGAAGGTGATGATGATGTGGTGTGTGAGATGGATGAGTCAGGAAACATAGTCGAGTGGTTGTACCGAGAGAGTGAGCCGAATCTATGGAAGAGTAACAGAAAGGCGCGTGCTACAAATCCGAAGGAAGTCAAAGACCGCGCACACCTCAGAGCAATCGTTCAGTCATTAGAAGAAGGTGAGGTCTTACGACTCATTGATGCTGAACGACCCTACTTCCACAGCGGAGGCGTAGGAGGATTTATTGTGCCGAGAAGAACATTTGACATACCGTTGCTTATACTTGGAGGATACCGTGATGGAGATGGTATACGAATTAAGATTGCCGCGCTCGACGGTTTTGAGCCATTCCCTGTTGGGTATGCTTTCGTGAAAGCCGACGACATCCCTGACAAACTTGTTCGACTATACGATGCGCAGAGTATGCTTGACATCGACGAAGGGTTGATTGGTATTTTCCATTCACTCGGATACGTTCACGAAGAAGGGAAGATGCGCGCTCCATATCTTGCACGCATTGACACGACACTCGGACACTCGGATGCTATCCAACTCGGAGACTTACTGGAAAGAGGTGAGCCGAATGGATGAAGACTCTTTCTTTCTTGCATGGTTAGCAAGGGAATGTCGATTTCAAATCAGCGTTCACTTCTCTCCGAAGACACGAATAGGATACAGGGTTGAGAGGCGTGTGCTTGTGAGCCGAAAGGATGAACCTGCTCTCAATATGTGGTTGTCCACGCAAGGTGTGAATGCAAGAGTCATCAAAGACGCAACGCTGATTCGTCAGGTGATACGAATCCTCACACCCGTCAAACAATATGTGTACGACGTTGACAATATGCTCAAGATGATTCGGCTCATGGATTTCAAAGGGCGTTCCCCATCCCATGAAGAGATTGAATCAATCATCCGAATGATTGATGAGCAATAGGTAAACCTATGCATCCACGCCTGTTTAGAATGATTATCACTATTCTATTATTATTGTTATAATAAGAAGAATAATTATCTTTATTGTTATAATAATAATAGTATAATATCGAGAAAACGTGCCACCGATTTTGGGGGGTTTATATATTGACGCGGAATATGTTGAAGCGGTTGGAGACAAAAAAATGAATTTTGAACCTGAAAACTTAGCAGAATATATCGGTCATGATGACCCGAACAATCCACTTTTCTATGTTGATGAGTGGGAAAGTGATAGCCCCCAATGCCTCATGTTAGATGGCGCACCGGGACTTGGAAAGACAACAGCCGCTTACCTCATCGGTAAGTATCTTGAACTTGACATCGTTGAGTACAACGCTTCCGATGAACGCGGTATAGATTTCATCAGAAACCAATTGAAGTCGGCGTCTAAGACTGCCACTCTTTGGAACGGCGGTCGACTCATTCTATTGGATGAGGCTGACGGACTAACCAAACCTGCCCAAGATTCACTCAAGCGAATCATGGAGAAGAGTAACTGTTGGTGGATACTTACCTGTAATGATAACAGTAAGATTATCCCTGCTATCAAATCACGCTGTGTTATCTTCTCATTCAAACCATATACCGTAAAACAAATTAGCGCGTATCAGGCACTACTCCTTTCTAAGACAGGAGTAGCAAGTTCAGAAAGCCCCGCAGTATTGCATTCACAATTCAACGGAGACCTTCGCGCAATAGGTAAACACATCCTAAGCAAGAAGAAACTTGAACTATCTCAGAGTAGTATTGACGAGATAACATTACATATCGCCGCAGGAGACTGGACGAACACTCACAAAACCATGCTTGGAATGATACGAGCAGGAGCCTCATTGCATTATTTGATGCGTGAGATACAAAACTATGTCAAATCCGTAGGGCTTACCTCGGAAAGACTATATACTTTCTACGTTGTATGGGGAGATTTCGTAATAAGAATGAACCAATGGCCTTTCGATGAAGAGTCTTTCGTGGACTATTTCATTGCAAGTCTATACAACGCAGACACAAAAAACAAGGAGGAATAAATATGCCAAACCTAAACCAAAACGAAGCACAAAATAACGAACAACCAAACGGACTACACCGTGAAGTAGAAGAACGCCTAACGTGGTGGGCTGAGAAGAATAAGAAGACAGTTGATGATGCGACTGCTGAATTCTTCACCTATCTAAAAGACGAACTCGGAGTTGACAATCCCGACCAAGAAGATGACGCCTTCATGGTGGATGCTGCTGAAACCTTTGTAGTTGAAAGAAGAGTCATAAGTGGTGGAGCAAACAACGCTGTACAACTCGTCGGATTCTTCGTCGGTATCGACCCAAAGATGCGAGACGGACAAGAACGAAAGCGCGCTCCTGCTGTATCAGCCGCTATGAATGACCTCGATGAAGCAATTCAATCAGGTCTTGTAGCACGCGCTTATACTGAGAACGGAGTATGGATGCTTGAAAAGAAAGACGGTGCTGTTGCGACAGAAGAACCTGCGGATTCAAAACCGTGGTTCCTCTTTGAAGAGAACGGACTTTCACTTGCTATCCTACAAAACAATCCTGATTGGAGTCGCTTCGGTGAACCTATCACTCCTTACCGATGGCAACGAACATACCATTACCTCGGTAACGATAAGGATAACTTCATGGATGAACAAAGACTGTTGCGTGTAACTGTTACATCAACTGACCCTAATGAATGGTTTGTTCCACAGTTGTTTAGTGCTTGTACTCTCAAAGTACGCTCTCAATCACCTAATGTGAAACCTGAATGGGCTGACACATACAACTCTTACGCACTCCCCGGTGCGCTCACCTATGGTGATGACTTCGTCGATGAGTCTGTACGCTCTGCAATCAAACCTGACAAGTTAATCCCTGACCTTCATGCTTACATCAAAGACCTCTCAACACTTGCAGAAGTATTTGATACTCGTCAAGAAGTGATTCCCGGTTACAACCCAGTCGGACCATTGGTCTTTGCTCGTGGTAAAGTAAGCGACATGAGAAAGGAAGCGCGTGAAACAGAGTGGGACCAATCAGGTCATGACTACTCCATGAGCATCTCATCCTTTGACCTCATGAGAACCTTCAACGGTGGACGTCGACAGAACCTACCTTGCTATGTTCACGGACTACTGGGAGACGCGGGTCATCCATTCGACGTTGCTACTGATGACGGGTGGAAACCATACGCAATCAAGTCTACTGTCATTGTCTTTGGACGACTAAGTGTTCGTGCAACAGATGATGGTATCGAACCTGCCATCAAAACCCTCGGTGTATTCGCTGTTCCTCGCCTCGCAATTCCTGCGGGAGAGGGCGGAGATACAAACCTTAACCAATATGGAGAGTGAAAATAATGCCAAACCTAAACGACATAAAAAACGAAGCCAAAGAAACCTTCGACCCATCCACAGGAGCAACAGTTCCTGCCGGATTGGTGGAAGAGAAACAAAGCCACAGCAAACCAATCGCCCAATCTGTTTGGGATGAAATCGTTAGCGCGGGACAGAATGTTCCAACCAGTATGATTTTGATGGGACTTGTTGGACCGGAAGGAGTTGGTAAGACAGGTATTGTTCTTGACAGCATGACTGATGAAGAAAAGAAGCGCGGAGATGTAATCTTCTGTCTTGACTTTGATGGTGGTGGTCAAACTACTCGCGTTACTCATCATCGAGAACACGCTAACAACATCCGTTGTCTCAACCCTAACGTCATGTTTGAAACATTCGACGAGGACGGAGAGATTCGTGAAGCGATTGACTATCCTGCTACACACCGTCGTGTGATGAAGGTTGGACAGACTCTCGTAGACTGGGCTGCTAACCCCGGCGACAAACCACGTCTCCATTCAGTCTTGTTCACAGCAGTCGACCTATGGGATGAAGTTGCAAAGAACTGTATGTTCATTGAAGACTTAGGAACTGCACCTGATGGTATCGGTGCTAAAGTTGCACCGCATCAACAGGTCGGTATGCGTTTCAATTGGCAGATTCGTTCAACACGCTTCCACCAACTGACAACTATCGCTCGTACCTTAATGTCACTCGGAGTACGCGTCTACTTTGAGACTCACTTCAAGGAACTACAAGACCAATCAGGCTCGGTTATCGGTAAGAAAGCATCGTGGGAAAAGCATACTGCGAACTATCTTAATCAAATCCTTTACTTCCACAAGACTAAGGTGCGCGGTGAAGATAAGAAACCTACTGGTGAAACACGATACGAGGTTGAATTTGTTAAGTCAAAGACCAACCCTGACTTGCTCGACCAACGTCGAACAATCATGGTTACAAAGAAGAATGAATCTCTACAATGGTTCGGACTCCCTGAACTTCGCGAGGGCCAAATATGAACGGCTGGAAGAAAACAGGTAAACCTGCACACAACAATGCAGTCGAACGTAGCGCGGAAGACGAACATGAGTATGAGGCTAATCCTATGTGTAGTGATTGCGGAGGCTCAGGTATGCTTTGGACAGAATCCCCGGTGAAGAACTGGGAAGGTGATGTCGATGAAATAGAATACATCAACGAACCATGCAACTGTGTCTTCGTTAAGTGGGAATTAAAACCACTCAACTCTTGCAAGCAATGCAATGGTACAGGTGCAGTTCAAGAACGTCTGATTCATCCTGATACAGGAGAAGAGTACATACGATTTCACGACTGCGTCTGTCTAAGATATGTTCAAGGAGGAAGGAAACATGACTGAGAAAGTAAAACACATCATGAGAAACAAACTACGATTATGTGGCTCGCAAGGTAACTACGAGCCTGTTGGTACAGACACCGACCTGCCGATATGCCACAAGTGTCATCTGATTCATGTTGCGATGACCGGAGAAATCCTTACAGAAGAGGTGCTTGAATGAGTTTTGTTCAAGGAACATTTGACACAGAATCGTTGCGCGCTTTTATTGGCGGGTTCGGAGAAGGTGTCAACGACCTTCGATGTGACATCCAAAATCTACGAATGACAGGTTCAGTTGATGTGGATACACATTACTTCACGAACTCGATAGGTATCTATCAATTTGAATCAGGAGAACATTATCGACAAGGTACTGTTTACATCCCTAATCTCGATAAGGTTGTTGCGTTCCTCAAGTTTTGCGATAAGTCAGAACCTACGAGGATTCGACAATCAGATGGTATGCTTACAATAACTAACGGAGTAGACACTTACACATCACCAACTTATCGCGAGATACTATCTTACCAATCAGTAGATAGAGCGAAGAAAGCAATTAGTGAAGCAAAGAGAAACGCGTGGAGTAAACTCGGACGTGCATCAATACAGGCTCACGGTGCGCTGATGATGAGTGAATTACATGGACTTCAAACGATGACTAAAGTTACATCTAAAGACGCGCCTGTTCGTATCTCCGTCAGAGACGCTGAGATGATAGTAAGTGCGGGTCAAGCGAGAGGTGCGCGAATGACAAGGGTCATTGCAGTTCTCGATACCTATGAAAGTATAGATTGCCAATCAGTCTTCTCTTCGTTGTTACCATCTCTACTCAAGATTATGCCAAGCGGTGTTGTTCAATACCATATGGGAGAGAAGAGTGCCTTAGTCTTAGACAATCAAGATACGAGTGCGCTTCTTGTTCTTAAGCATCAAGCAGGTGTTGACGATGATAATTGACACAGTCTATCATGACGACAAATCACCAACAATCTACACTCGCTATCGAGATGGAGACGGTAATTTAGTATCAAACGTCGTCGAGGATTACAAACCATATCTGTACATACCTATCAGCACCGCTGAGTATACAATCCACAATGTCATCCGCAGTTTTCCAGCAGCGAGAATAAACAGAAGTGTAAGATACAAAGGACTTGATAAAACTCTTCTGTTCAAGGTTGAGTCTGATAGTCCATTCGACATCATGCAGATGAGTAGGATG